CTTTGTCTAGACGGGTTGTTCTTTTTGCATCAGCTTCTCCCACCTTTCTTTAATGGTTTTTTCAGACTTCATGTACTCTCCTTAGATTGGTCTGTTTTCGGTCTCGTAACCAGGTCTTTCAATTGTAGGCATTGCAAGGTTAGATCCACCACCGAACTCATCGCTGGTTGGCTTTTTGCTTTGAGCAGTCATTTCCTGGAACATCGCGGTTTCTTGCTGTTCTTCACGGGTCAGCCTTACTCTCTTTTCTTCAGCTGCTCTCTGTCTTGACAGTTCTTCAGAAATCCTTAGTCTTTCCCGTTCGTCTCTCATTCTTTGTTCTGCTTCTAGCTGGTACTGCTGCTGTAGGTTAAACTGACGCATCTGAAACTCTTCGTTTCGACGCATCTGGGCATCCATTTCAGCTTGCGTTGGTCCCTTAGGTGCTTTACCTCCCATGTTTATTCTCCTTCTCGTAAAGTGCCTTGATCTTCTCCACCACCTCTATCTGCCCTGCCTTGAATCCCCTTTCGTAGTCCTTTAACTTTAGGTCCGATGGATTCAGCGTTATCAGTTTTGTCAGGTATTCCAGGAGTTCCTTTGTGATCATCAATGCCATGCAATCTGTCCTTTAGAATAATACTAAGTGCTAGTTTAAGGTCTGGATCAAGGATCTGGTTGTTCTTTAATCGGGCTAAGAGTATTTCTAGTCTGTTCATGTGATTACCGAAATGTTGATATTTACTTTCTTGTTCTTTTCAACCTGTTGTTCTTCCAGTGTTGCATTTAGGTTGTCTAAAAAAATCTTGACCATCTTTTTGTTGTGAAAACCGATGTTGACGGTAGTGTGGTTGAGCTTGATAAGCTTGATTGTCTCTGCCGTGACAAGATCAAGATCATACTCTGTTTCAATAAAGTACTGAGACATGGCGACTCCTAGATTTTACAGGAATCCCCAACACAGGCGAATTCTTGAGATCCAGTGGTATTGTCTTCTACCTCATACAAAGACAAAAGACTCCAATTGATTTCCTTTGGCATCTTCGTCATGAGCTCGTTATACCTTTCTTCCGAGATTTTTTCAAAGGGAGTTTGCGTATAGACATTGTCATCCTTTGGCAGGAATGCAACACCAGAAACAAGATCCCAATGATTCCAGACCCAGTCACCGACCCGCATAAACTCGTTGTCTCTATAGTAAACGGTGATGCTTGGTTTGTGGTCGCAGTACCAAAGCTGGTATGCAAGCCACAGGTTGAGCTGACCGATGGCATCGACTTGGTCTGCCGTGACACCTTGACCCTTGCAGGGAAACTCAAAGACAACCATATCTGGCTTGCCATTCAAGGTTTCCCATGGTACGTTCTGATCCATCAAGAACTGGGTAATTGGTTCGTTCTTGCTGAACTGAACGCGACGAATAAAGTAAGGAGCGTACTCTGGGTGGATGCCAGACGGACACCCAGCAACACTGGATGTAGTTCCTTCTGGCTTGACACAGGTGATTGACTTGGATGGGTTGATCCCGATGTATTCGGCCCACTCCGCGTTCACAACTTTTGTAACCGATCTCAGTGCTGTAAGAATCTTTTGCAATTCCTCTGCACCATGACCACCATTCATTAGATTGTTGGAAAAAATACCAGTCATGGACACGCCAAGTAGACGTTCTTCTTCACAGTTTTTCTTCCAGTCCGTTGCCCCGATCTTTTCAAAATATGTGAAGTTTGTCATTGCACTCTGGAGAGTACCAAGGATGGTGGCTGCCGTGATCTTTTTGATCAAGGTAACAGGGGTATCGTCTTCTCTGACTACAATTGTAGAAAGATTGCAGAACTGATAAGGACGTAGGATGATCTCGCTGCATGGGTTTGTACCAAAATCATACGAGTCATCACGACCAACTGCCTTGGCAATTGTCTTCATGGCCTGACGGTTGCAGATACCACGCTCTCCGCTGAATGAATTGTACAACGAAGACCACTCCTTGAGGAAGGTAGACATGCTGGGCTTCTGCTCGTAGACAGCCGAGTTGTTGCTGTTGGACAAGAACAACTCCTTGTCACACCAGTTACCAGACTTTACCGCAGCCATCTGATCATCTTCAAGATCACTGAGAGAAATCTCGGCAGACCTACGGACACCACCACATACGATAACATCTGCAATCATGCAGTGAATTTTATGGGCGCTTACACGGGTAAGCTTGGTATGTCCTTCTTTCATTTCTCTTTCTACGGTCTTAGTAATGAAATCAATAAGCCTGATAAATGGCTCAGGACCACTGGCTCTGCCGCCAAATGTCTTTAGTCTTGCTCCCTTGGGACGAACTTTAGAAGCATCTACGACAGGCACGACACCGTTGAATACGCTATCCAAGAACTGACGAAGAGCGCCAGCCCATCCTTCCTTGGAGTCTTCTACTACAATAACACCAGAATAATCCAGGTGCTTGGGTAGGTCTGGTAGCTGATAGACATACTTACCCTCTACCGAGAAACCATTACCAGTACCGCAGGAAAGAATGTACATGGCGCACTGAAAGTCTAGGAATGACTTGGTTGGCATGTAAGCACAGTTATAGGCACACACATCGTCACGGTCAAGGGCTGGACCAGCAGACCAGAGTGCCCGCATGGAACCAAAAATCTCCTTGTTGTACATAAGATTTCTGGCATCATGCAGGGCTTTCTGAGCTTCAACAGGTAGTTTCTTAAGGTTAAACCTATTGATTAAATAACCAAAATAACGGTCAACGGCCTCATGCCAGGTCTCTCTTCGACCTAGGTCATCCCGCCACCTGCAATACTTATCGACCGCCACGACTTCATTTAGTAGTTTATTGCTCATCCTTGTTCTCCAAAATGTCTCTAATTACATTGTTATTAGGGGTCCATAACTTAATCTCCCCTGTTTCTTTGTTGTAATCCCCATTCCTTAGAATTCTTACGCACCGTGCTTGGGACAGGGCAAACTCTTCCCTGTACATTTCCAATGGACGCTTTTCTTCTGGTCTTTTGGACCAGTCTTCGTCCTGGTACATTGCCATGATAATTGAATCCCAAGCTTCTCTTGGCTTTAGCATAAGAAGTTTTTTGGCCTTAGCTGGACCAATCTTCCACAAACCCCAGATGTTATCGGTAGTATCCCCAGTCATCCACTGTTGATAAAAGTAAAAATCAGCGTCTTCTTGGGATATTGTAACAGGCTCTGGTTCCTTATCTGGGTTCCAATGAATCCCAGGAATCTGCCTAAGGTCTTTGTCAACCGTCACGCCAATTGCCCTGCCAGAGCTGACAAGCATGCCAATAAGGTCATCCGCCTCCAGTCTGGCAACACAACGTGTTGTGCAGGTGTTGTAAATGCACTCTAGGGCAACCTTCATGGAGTCTGGGGATTTAAAGTCATCCCTGTGCTGCTTGTATCTAGGCCAGAAGTCTCGCCTAAAGTTATCGGAACGAGGACAAGACATGGCAACAATAACATTTGTAGAACCCTTGGGTGTCCATAGTTCTATGTCTTTCTTGATCCTGTGGGGCAGCTCGTCAACACCCTCCACATCAGCCCAGAACGCAGCCCTATAGGCTATGATATCTCCGTCAAGTATTGCTTCCATTGTCTTCCTCTAGTTCGATCCAAGACGAATTAAGCCAGTCCTGAACATTGTTCTTGACCATTTCCTCAAGGTCCTTTATTGTTCCCGAGTTGTACAAAACGGCATCATAAAGATCGTCGTACTCAGAGTTAGCCATGCCCATAAAAGCCGACACTTGGTTAGCCAGGGTTTCCGATTCATGTGTTCTCCATTCTGCGTCGTGTTCTGGTATTTTCCGATCACCAGCATAGATAAACAACTGGATAGCGGCTAGCTTGCGGCCAAAGGCAAGTTCGTTCATGTATCGAACATCGTCCTGCACGATAACATACTCCCAGTTAGTGAGCAGTTTGCGTTTATTGTTTACTTCCTTTTCCATGTACTCAAGGATTGCCTTTTCCGTTTCATCCACCCAGTGATCTGGGTTTTTCTTTCTCTTGCTAGCCCCAATCTTCTGGCAAAACTTTCTGTACTCTTCGCTATTGGATTCCTTGGTTAATCCTTTTTTGGCAGCGGCTTTCTTAATCGCATCCGCAAAAGGAATAATGACTGGTCTATATCCAAGTTCAAATGCTTCTTTGCACACCATATGAGCTAGGGTTGTTTTCCCAACTCTTCCAATCCCAGAGATTTGAATTAGTCTCATTTTGTAGTTTGTCCCAGTTTCTAATGATATACCCAAGTCCAATGTTACCTTTATTGTACTCAACAATCATTGGATGGTCCGAATGCTTTGCTATAAAGTCGGTTATCTGTTTCATAAACAAAACAGAGTTCATCTCTTTGCCCTGTTGGTTGACTTGGAAACTACACGAAGATTAGATCTACTATTGTTTCTAGGATTTCCATCTTTGTGATCGATGTCTTTGCCATCACCTTTCTTTACACGACCTTTTCTCAGGGCTTCGCGGCGAACCTTGTTACGGTGCGCTCGGTCTTTCTTTGATTTTTCCGAGGATTGGAACTTCTTGTACTCATCTTTGTAATCTCTTGGCATTAGTGTGTCTCCGACCAGTTGTTTCCTACTTTGTATTCTGCTTCGATGGGGCAGCTACACTTGAAGTATTCACCAGCAATTGTAGCAGCCTTGCAGATAATCTTACCGATTTCTTCCGCGTGTTCTGAATCAGTCTCTACCTGAACTTCGTCATGAACATTTGCCAACCATCTATAAGGTAGTTTTGAATTTCTTAGATTTGTATCGGCAATGCACAACCACGCCTTTGCAATATGAGCACCAGAAGATTGCAGCAAAGTGTTCAAGGC